TGATTTAAAAGTTGCAAGAGCAGAATTAAATAAAAATTTAGCTGAATCAAAAGAATTGCTTTCAGATGAAAATGCAACCTACGCACAAAAGAAAAAAGCGATTGAGGAAATAAGAAAAGGAGAGGCAGAATATACAAAAGACGCTTTAGAGAACGCACGTAAAACATTAAGAGCAGCGCAATTAAATAAAAAAGCATCAGCAGATGAAAGAGCCGATGCAATCGCAGACGCAAAAGCTGAAATACTAAATTTAGAAGCGGAAAGCGCACAAATATTAAGGTCAGCTAATAAGCAACAAAAACAGCTTAACGCTCAAATGGAAGCCGACCAAAAAGAGGCGCACGATAAAAGAACAGCTAGAAATAAAGAAATATCTGATGCTAGAAATAAAGAAATAGAACAAATTAAGGCATTAAAAAAAGCGCAATTAGAAAATGTGGTTGCCTTAGAAAACGAAATAACAAAAGTGCTTTCAGATGCACAAGATAAGCAATCGGAGTTTTTAGTTACTAAAGAACAAGCGGAAATAACAGCTGTAAATGATAAATATTTTAGATTAATAGAATTAGCAAAACAGCAAGGCAGAACACAAGAAGAAATCGATACGCTAGAAATAGCGCAAATGAATGAAGTTAACGATATTAAATTACAAGGTCAAGATAAATATTATGCTGATAAAAAAGCAAAAACAGATAAAGATGCTAAAGACGAAATAGATACCGCAAAAGCAGTAGCTGATGCAAAACTAGCAATACAAAACGCAACACTTGATAATATTAGCAGGGGAGTTAATTTACTTCAATCTTTAGGTATAAAAAACAAAGCGATACAAAAAGGATTAGTAATTGCTGAAAACGCAGCGGGTATTGCTAAGACAATTATTAACACAATGGCAGCCAATGCTAAAGCAGTAGCAGCGTCTCCAACAACGGGGGGTATGCCTTTTGTCGCTTTAAATACTATTAGCGGAGCAATCGGTGTAGCTACTTCTATTGCTGCAACCGCAAAAGCATTAAGCGCATTAGGAGGTGGAGGCGGTGGCGCAGGGGGCGGAGCGGCTATTCCAACAGCAGGGGCAGGAGGAGGTTCTGCTACGCCTAACTTTAATGTGGTAGGCAATAGCGGAGTGAATCAATTAGCGGGAATAATGGCAACAAAAGATCAAACACCCGTTAAGGCTTATGTAGTGCCTAGCGATGTAACAACTGGGCAATCACTAGACAGAAACATTATTAGAAATGCGAGTTTAGGATAAAAATACAACAAAACAAACTATTTAACGATAATATTTTAAAAGCACTAAAAAATGAAGATTGTAGAACTTGTAATTGATAACGAAAAAGATGGCATTGATGCTATTTCAGTAGTTGATAGACCAGCGATTGAATCGGATTTTATTGCGCTTTCATCACAATTAGAAGTGGAATTAAAAGAAGTAAACATCGAGAAGAAAATCTTAATGGGTGCAGCTTTAATTCCAAACAAAAAGATTTACAGAAAAGAAAACGGTGAGGAGTTTTATGTATTTTTTAGTGAGCAAACAGTACGCAAAGCATCTGAGTTATTTTTTATAAATAACAATCAATCTAACGCTACACAGCAACACGAAAAAGAGATTGACGGAATGACCGTTACAGAAAGTTGGATTGTTGAAGACAAAGAAAAAGACAAATCTAATTTTCACGGTTTTGACGTTCCAGTTGGTACATGGATGATTTCGATGAAATGTAATAACGATGCAGTTTGGGAAGATGTTAAAAGTGGAAAGGTAAAAGGATTTTCAATCGAGGGTTATTTTGCAGACAAAATGCAGATGAAAGAGGAGCAGAATTTAATAGAACAAATTAAAAAAATTCTAGAAAATGAAAAATAATTCAAGTCCGACAAATAATAAAAGAGGGTGTTTGTGTGCAGATGAGGAAACGTACAGCCGTGAGTGCTGCAAAGGGGAATTAATCAATCAAGGTATTGGTTCATTAGAGAATCAAGGAACGAGTGTAATTATTAATTTATAAATCAAAATGGAGTACAAAAAAACGTTAAATCAAATCAAGGCAATTTTATCTATTCAAGTTAAATTGGAGCAGATGAAGTTGGAAGATGGTGTTACCGTTGTTGAAGCGGAATCTTTTGAGCCTGATTATTCGATTGGTATTGTATCTGAAACGGGAATTGTTGCTATGCCAGTTGGCGAGTACACAACTGCAGACGGTGCGATTATCGTAGTTGAACAAGAGGGAATTATCAAAGAGGTTAAAGAGGCAAGTGCGGAAGTAGAAGAAGCAAGTGCTGAAACACCTGAGGAAATTGTTGCACCTGAAATGGAAGCAACACCTAAAAAAATTGTTGAATCAGTTTCTAAAGAAACTTTTTTCGCAAAAGAACAAGAGTTGGAAGTTGAGAAAACAAAAAACGCAAAATTAGAAGCGGAATTAAACGAATTGAAAGTTCAATTATCTGCCGCTCCTGCGCCTTTGGTTTACAATCCTGAAAACGAAAAGAAAGTGGAAGTTAATTTGCTACATAGCAAAAGACCTGAAACAACACAAGACAGAATTTATAAAAAACTATTTTCAAAAAACTAAACAACAATGTCAAGAACAATCACATCAGTAAGTAACGATCCTTTATTAAGTCGTTCAAAAGAAACAACGGTTACTGCAACTACTACTTTTACAGCAGCAGATGCGTCAGGAACTTACAACGTAGCAACAGACGCTATCGTTTTAAATTTACCAACAATTACAGCCGAAACTATCGGAATGGAATTTTCATTTAGAAACACGGGAGCAGACGGAGCTGTATTGCTATCAATTGATCCGTCTTCAACAGATGGAATTAACGGAAGTATTGCAAACGCAGCAGCAGACGCAGTAGCAAGTGGGGTAGTAGGTAAAAAATTAAACAACACAAAAGCAACCGCAAACAATGGCGACTATGTTATACTAAAAGCAGTAGCATTGACAAAATGGTTTATCGTTGGTGGTGTTGGAATTTGGGCTTCAGAAGCATAATCATTAATCAAAAAATACATATACTAAATGACAACTACTAGCATTACAACGACTTACGCAGGAGAATCAGCAGGGAAATATATCTCAGCAGCATTGCTTTCTGCTCCAACCTTAGAGAAAGGATTGGTTACAATTAAACCAAACATCAAATATAAAGAAGTAGTTAAGAAATTAACACAAGGTTCTTTGTTGAAAGATGGAACGTGCGACTTTGACGCTACTGGAACAATTACATTGACCGAGCGTATTTTAGAGCCAAAAGAATTACAAGTAAATAACCAACTTTGTAAAAAAGATTTCCGTTCTGATTGGGATGCGGTATCAATGGGTTATTCTGCTTTTGATACTTTGCCTCCAAGTTTTGCAGATTTCTTAGTAGCGAATCACGTTGCTAAAGTAGCTGCCGAAAACGAGGTAAATATTTGGAGAGGTGTTGCTGCAACAAACGGACAATTTAACGGATTTACTACCCTTTTGTCTCTTGATGCTGCACTACCTACTGCAAACGAAATTACAGGAACAACCGTTGACGCTACAAACGTTATCGCAGAACTTGGAAAAATTGTAGATGCTATTCCTGCGACATTGTACGGAAAAGAAGATTTAACAATCTTTGTAGCACAAAACATTTACAAAGCATACATCAGAGCGTTGGGCGGTTATGCAGCTAACGGAGTTGGATCATCAGGTACAGATACAAAAGGTACACAATGGTATTCAATGGGTAGTGGTTTAATGTTTGACGGTGTTAAACTAGAAATGACACAAGGTTTAGCTGCCAATACAGCGGTTGCTGCACAAAGCGAAAACCTTTATTTTGGAACTGGTTTGTTAAACGATACTAACGAAGTAAAAGTTATTGATATGGCAGACATCGACGGATCACAAAACGTAAGAATTGTTATGAGAATGACTGGCGGAGTTCAATACGGAATCGTTGAGGAAATTGTAACTTACGGAATCGTTAATTCTGCTAACTAATTTAACTGAATAACTAACTTGAAAGGTGGTGCGATAAACACCACCTTTTTTTATACAAAAAATATATTATGGCTTGTGATTTAACACTAGGAAGAAAAGAAGTTTGCAAAGACGTTATAGGCGGTTTAAAGGCTGTTTATTTTGTAAACGATGGTGATGCAACTGGGTACACTTATGACGCAACAGATACAGATGTTATCGATGCGGTTGCAGGTACGCCAACAGCGTTTAAATATGATTTGAAAGGAACTTCAAGTTTTGTACAAAATATTAAATCTGACCGTAACAACGGAACGACTTATTTTGAGCAAGTAGTTGAGTTGGCTTTAAAAACATTAACGCCAAAGATGCACAAAGAATTAAAATTGATGGCATACGGAAGACCGCAGGTTATTGTAGAAGATAACAACGGAAATTTATTTTATGCGGGTTTAACTAGAGGTATGGAAGTAACGGGTGGAACGCTTGTGACTGGTGCTGCACTTGGCGATATGTCAGGGTACACAATTACGTTATCAGGTGATGAGCCAGTACCTGCAAACTTTATCGGAGTGAGTTTGGCTACTGCTGGATTTACAGTTACAGCAGGTGCTTAAAACTTAAACTAAACAAACTAAAAAGCGATAGTAACCCTATCGCTTTTTTTAATTTAAAACAAAATACACTTTTTTACGATAATAGGTATATGATGACAGCAAACCCTGACAATGCGTTGCATACTTTTAAATTCATTCCTATTGGAAATGATGTAGCGACTATTGTTATTAAAAATGTTTTAGACAATACAACTTACAATTTTACTAAAAGTCAAGTGTATTTACAGAAATATTACTTTGTGCTTTTAAACGCAGATATGACTTTAACTTTAAATGATAAACTTACATTTGAAGCGTTTAACACAGCAGGAGATTTAGTGCTACACGATATGATAATTTGCACCGATCAAACAATATTAGACTATACAATTAATAAAGACGTTTACACGCAAAGAGTAACGACTAACCAATTTGTAACCAATGAGCAGTAACGTAAGATTTATTCAATTAGAAAGCTACAAAAGCCCAAAGATAACCGAGAGCAAAACAAAGGACTGGGTTGAGTTTGGAGATACAAACAATCAGTTTAATTACTTAATTGATTTGTATAATTCAAGCACTACAAATAGCGCAATTATAAACAATTTTGTTAAATTGGCGTACGGAAAAGGATTGAGTGCAACCGATGGCAGATTAAGACCTAACGAATACGCTAGATTTTTATCGTTAGTAAGCAAAGAAACTATAAAAAATGTAATTACAGACGCTAAAATGTTAGGTAATTATGCTTTTCAGATGATTTACGACGGTCAGAAAAGACTTGTGCAAGTTGAACACGTGCCTTTTCAGTTATTAAGAGCGGGTAAATGCAATGAAAAAGGCGAAATAGACACGTGGTTTTATTCAGATAATTGGGCAGATACTAAAAAATTCCCACCAAAGCCGATTCCTGCCTTTGGTTTTGGCGGTCAAATACAGATTTTAAAGGGTGGAAATTACACCGTAGGACAAAAATATTACTCAAACGTAGATTATTACGGTGCTTTACCTTATTGCGTACTAGAAAAAGAGGTTGCAGATTACTTAATTAACGAGGTGCAAAACTCTTTTAGTCCTACAACGGTAGTTAATTTTAATAATGGTGTGCCTGATCCTGAGAAAATGGAGTTAATGGTTTCTCAAACTGAGAGAACATTAACGGGAGCAAATGGGAAAAAGGTAGTTATAGGATTTAATTCAGATGAAACTAAAAAAACCACCGTTGATAGCATACCTTTAAACGATGCTCCGGAACATTATAAATATGTAAGTGAGGAGGCGATGCACAAAATTATGTTGGGGCATAATGTAACATCGCCTTTATTATTTGGAATTGCTACAAGTACTGGATTTTCTAGTAATGCCGATGAATTAAAAAATAGTCATATCCTTTACGAAAATATGACTATCAAACCGTTTCAACAAATGATACTTGACACGCTTGATATTATTCAGATTGAAGCGCAAACAAGTTTGAATTTAATTTTTAATTCTTTACAACCTTTAAGCGTAGATGGTGAACTTACAAAAGCAACACCTCAAACCGCATTATCTAGCGAAGTAGAAACGCCTTTTGAATTTGCAGACGCTTTAATTAATAAAGGAGAAAGCGTTGGTGCTGATTGGATTTTAATCGATGAAAGTGATGTTGATTTAGAACTAGAAAACGATTTTGATGCCGAGATTGAAAGACTAAACAAAGAACAAAATCCTAGTTTATTTCAAAAGTTTGCAAAAGCGATAACAGCTAGACCAAACAGCAAAAGCGAACAAGATAAAAAAATCGAGGGTTTAAATTTTATAACTCGTTATAAATATACTGGCAGCACAAACCCGCAAAGAGATTTCTGTAAAAAAATGATGTCTAGCGATAAGATTTATCGTAAAGAGGATATTGTAAATACTGATTCAAATGCAGTTAACGCAGGATTTGG